ATCAGATCATCGGAAACATCAAAGACAAGAACGTCAAAGACCTCATCCTGCTGTATCAAGAAGCAGCAAGGCAGACCAAAACGGCACAGCTTCCCAGAGAGCTTCCGAACGGGTTTACTGACGCGAAGACCTACGGGTTTACCAACCTTGATGAGTTCATTGCCGAAGCGTTCACCAATCCAGAGTTCCAGCGGACACTGAGCGGAATGCAGGTTCCGCGCACCAAGAAGAACCTGTTCACCAGCATTGTTGACGCCATCGGAAAGATCCTCGGCCTTGAGGATCTGTACGGCACAATCACCAAGTCGGCCGGAATTGTCAATTCACCGGACCAGAACGTCCTTGAGTCCGTAATCCGGAATGGGGCTGAATTGATTGCCGGAAAGAGTGCTCCAGCATCTGGCGGATCAGCTGGTCGCGGATCGCTGGCTGAAGCAAGCTTGCACGCTCGTTCCAACTATTCGCTCCCTGACTCCAGCATGGCTGGTCGCGGAAACCCAAGGTCTGGAGAAACGCCAATCCCGAACCAACCGCGACCAGATGCTAACGACTTCCGTGTGCAGGTCGATGACATCATCAAGAGGGTGCGTGGTAACCCAGGCGGTTGGACTCCGTCTGATCTTGGCGAGCTGAACAACCTTGTCGAAGAAACAACCAGGAGCGGGCTGCTGAACACTGGTTTCGGTGCAAAGCATGGAAACACCGCCGGTGAGTTCATTCTTGGGTTTGCAGAACTGGTGTCGCAGAACAGGGATCTTTACGAGGGAATCAAGCAGATCAAGTCAAACGCCGAGACCGCTGAGAATCGGAACGCTTTCCTCAGCGTGATGGACAACATCGGCGGCCTGAATCCGGAACAGCGAATTCGATTCGCCCAGACCATCTCCAACTGGCACGGTCCGATGTTTGAGGACGGTGCAGCCATTGTGTCAGCAATGGTCGGTTCTCAGATGAATCTTTATCTGGACGCAATCAAGCGCGGTGCTTCGTCAAGCGAACGTGAAGCTTTGTTCGAGGGCCTCAAGACGATGGCCGCCGCCGACCGCAAGAACGCCAACATCATCGGTCGTTCGTTGCAGAACCGAAAGATGATGTGGAAGGAAGAGCTTGCTGCCAAGATTTCGACGATGACGCCCCAGGAAGTGAACGACAGGCTGAAGGACCTGCAAGAGTTTGTCAAGGTTGGTGTCATTGACAAGGACACGTGGTTCCAGATTCGTGACAACGCGCTTGGGTCCGGGTATCGGGATCATGCGTTGTGGGCGTACAAGAACAGCGTTCTGTCTGGCCCGGCTACTTCCAGTGCAGTCGCAATTAGCAATTCGGCTTCCTGGCTGTATTTGCCTCTTGAGCGAGCCATCGGTTATGGAATTGATGGGCTGTTTAGTGCCGAAAACAAGGGAAAGGCGACAAGAGAACTGGCGGTGTACGGGCAGCTTCCCTGTGTCATCAATGATGTCTGGAATGCTGCGCGGCTCTCGTGGAAGCAAGAGGGAGAATCAATTACGCTTGGATCGACAAGCAGTCCATACGGAGAATTTGTTCCTAGGAATAGATTCAAGCCGCGTGCTGGAGCTGATGTCTTTACGACCGCACTTGATTACGCTGTTTGGGGGACAGGACAGGCTGTCGGTCTTGGTGGAGTTCCTCAGAGAATCATTGGAGCCACTCACGAAATCTTTTCGGCAGCCGGTGCTCGTGCAAACATGAGGTCGCTGCTTATTAGTGAGGCTCCTGCATCAATCAAATCAGATCCGCAGCGTCTGGCGCAATATGTTTCTGACAAGATGAAGCAAGCGTTCAATGATGTCGGTGCGCTTCACAGTGAGGATGCGGTCCGCGGTCAGGTGATGCGTGAAGCAAAGGCTGCTGGATTTGAGCCGGGAAGTCCGGAATGGACTGCCTACGTCCAGAACAAGATGGCGCAGCGGTGGGTCGCTCCGCAAGGACAGGACCGTCTAGATGCCATTTACATGGATCGCGTTGCAGCAACGGTTCGACGTCGAACAGAACAGCAGACGTTTAGGCGTGACTACACGGACATCCTTGAGGAATCGCATCCGCTTGCTCTGGGCACCAGGACACTGGCCGGACTGGGCCGAAACGCCACCGGCCTTATCCGCGACGTCCCGGCACTTGGCTTCCTGATGCCGTTTGTCAAGACCCCGACCAATCTATTGATCTGGGCGGTCGAACGGAATCCAATTGAAGCTTCGTTGAATCTCAGCAAGCACATCGACGATCCAGATATGCGCGGCGAAATGATTGGCCGACTGTCTACCGGACTGCTTATGTACGGGGTGGCAATATCTGCTGCGCTCAGTGGAGCAATCACCGGCAGAGGGCCAAGTGATGCAAACGCCAGAAAGGCATTGATGGATTCAGGGTGGCAACAGAATTCCATCAAGGTCGGTGACCGATACGTTTCGTACTCTCGGTTTGAGCCGTTTTCCGGAATTCTTGGATTGATGGGTGATGCCGTTGACATTGCCAAGCAGAAGTACCTGTCCGAACAAGAGCAGGCATCAATGATTGACATGACGGCTAAGGTTGTCGTTGGCAGCATTGCCAACAACATGGTCAACAAGACCTACCTGACTGGTCTTCGCAACCTTCTTGATGCAATCACAAACTGGGATGCCAAGGGGCAAGCGTTCATTGGCGGACTTGCAGGAGGCATCATCCCGAACGCTTTGACTCAGCCGTACGTCCACTATCAGGACGACATAGCCGCTCCGCGGGAAATCATGGATCGCATCATGGCTCGAATCCCGGGATATGGCGGGACCATCGACAAGCGTCGAAACGCGCTGGGCGAGGCTATGGACAACCCAGCCGATCTTTGGAATCTTGCTCTTCCGGTCAGGGTCACAAAACAGAGCACCGACCCTGTCAAGAATGAGCTTGCCAAACTGATGGTTGGTTTTTCTGGCCCGAGCCCGACACTTGATGGAGGCATTGACCTGACGTCGATGCGTTCCAAGTCAGGTCAGTCTGCGTTTGACCGGTACCAAGAACTCACCTCTCAGGTTCAAGTCGGCGGAAAGACGCTCAAAGAGCGGCTTGCCCAGATCATCGGTACGTCTCAATATCAAGCAATGCCAGAAACGTCGGTTGATGGCATTCAGACAACGCGAGTTGGGATGCTGCGTGGGGAGATTGGCCGCTATCGGCGGGCAGCCCTTCAGCGTCTACAGGAAGAGTTCCCTGACATTCAGAACCGTCTCCAGACGGTTGACAACATCAAGATGCAAATGCGACGAGGATTCTGATGACAGAAATGCTGACCAACAAATGGGACTTGCCTTACCAGTCCCGTACCTGGTACCGTGGCAACGGTGTCAACAAAGATTTCCTTGTCACGTTCTCTGGCGGTCTTCCGCTGGATCGAAGTCATGTCAAGGTCTTCATCAATGACAACGCGCTCACGACTGGATGGTCTGTCGTCAACCTGAATGGACAGGACTATGTCCGATTTGACTCACCCCCGGCTCTTCGGACTTCCGGGGAAGCACCGAACATCATGCTGAAACGGGACACTCCCGGGACGGCTGATGATCGTGCCATTGACTTTGCCAGCGGATCGTTGCTGCGATCTGAGGATCTCGACAAGGCAATGCTGAATGCCCTGTACGTGTCCCAGGAATCGTCTGATCTGTTCCTCGATCAAGGCGGCTCGGCAGTCAACACTACATTCGATCAAGAAATCGGCGGGCAAAAGACATTCACGAACAACGTCATCTTTGGCGTGAACAGCGGTGCTCAATTCATTCCTGGAACGCCTCTTGACAAGGTGGCGTACGGGAAGCAGGTCGTCTTGGCTGCCAGCACGGTTGACGGGCAGGTCTCGTGGCAGCCAACCACGGTCTCTTCTGAAAATCTTCCGGCAAACGTCGTCAAGACCGACGCTCCTGAAACAACGCAGGTGATTACGGCTCCGAAGAAGTTCACCGGAACTGTCGAAATCTCGAACCTGAAGATTCCTGGGTCTGGGAACAACAACAAAGCACTAGTTGTCAGCGACAACGCTGGCAGCATGACGCTGTCTCCGATTGTCAACGGAATCCGTCTTGGCTCATCGAATGCTTCGGTAAGCACCGGGACAATCACGATCTCCCCTGAATCAATCGGTGCGCTGTCCGCAAACACGGCTGGCGGAGCCACGCAAACGGTCACTGTTCCGGTCAACTTCACCAACTCGATTGGGCTTGGTGACGACGCTAACGCAGATACGCTTACCATCAACAGCTCGCTCATCATCAAGAGCGACACCGCAGCTGCCGGTAAGGTGCTCATGTGCTCCGACACTGCTGGGAACGCTTCGTGGGCCGCTCCACCGAAAACCGGCATCATCAGCGTCAACGGCATGACGGGTGCTGACACTGGTGGTGCAATCACCCTGACCGCTGCAAACGTACAGGCCGTGTCTATCGGTACCACGCAGGACATCGACGGAGCCAAGACGTTCACTAACAACGTAACCCTCGGTGTCGATCAATCTGACATCATCACGATCAATGGTGAGTTTAGGATTCCGGGATCATCGCAGGGGCAGGTTCTTACTGCCACCCCTACCGGAAAGGTAATCTGGGCTACCCCTGAACCGGCGGGAGTCACAAGCGTCAACGGGGAAGCAGGTCCCGTGATTATCACGGCTGACAAGCTTGGCGCATACACGGCAACGACTATTCCAACCGCCTCCACGACCCAAGCAGGGATTATGAAGGTCGGCAGCGGTTTGTCTGTTTCCGGCGGAGTCGTCAACGTCAATCAGAACGCAACGCTTCCCATCGCATCTGCAACGACTCTTGGTGGAGTGAAGGTCGGTAGCGGATTGTCCATCAACGGCGAGGGGGTGATGTCAGCAACGCTGAACGGGAGTGTCGGCGTCAACAAGTTTGGCCCTACCGGCAATCAGAGAGTCGGCGACGTCGTCCCTGCTTCCGGTGATTACACCGCTGCGATGGTGACGAACGCCGTCAGTACTGACACCAACCAGACCATCACCGGATCAAAGAAGTTCAGCGCAAACCAGAGCATCTCGTCATCCTCTAGTACGGTCGGAACAAACGGAAGTAGCGGTGTGCTCCTGGACTCGTCTGGCATTGTCAAAGCCCAGGCTTCTGCTGCAAATACCCATGTCTTTGAGGCAATTTCCCCTACGGGTGGAACCGTTGCCTGGATTGATAGCGACGGTGATGCTTACTTCAGCGGGCTTGTCACCGCACACACAGGGTTCCTATCGCCTGGTGGGTTGACCGTCGGTGACAACCCTGCCGACGGAATCAATCTCACGGGAACTCTCAAGATTGCCGGATCTGCAAATCCGACCGCAGGACTTGTGTTGACTTGCATGAACAACACCGGTCTTGCTCAATGGCAGTCACCTTCCAACGCTCCCGTGACTGATGTCAACGGCCTCACCGGCAACGTCAAGATAAGCCTTGATGGGGAAACCAGTCCTTCTGGAAACCTCGGTGGGGTCACAAAGTCAACTACACAGACCATCACTGGAACCAAGACGTTCACTGTTCCGCAGGTGTTCACCTCAGATGTAACGCTTGGCGACAACATTGCCGACAACATCAACGTCGTCGGGAAGATGCTCATTCCGCAGGCCGCAGGAGCAACAAAGGTCCTTACTTGCGTTGACGGAACCGGCCAGGCTGTGTGGGCTCCATCAAAGGTGAACTCGGTTCGTGGGTCTACGGTTGCACTAGCAAACGCTCAAACCGGCGATGTCTCGATCTCGGCCGCCGATGTCGGTGCGCCTACCGTTGCCCAGCTGAACACCGTGGCGGCAGATGTTGTCACGGCGAGGGGGATTGCGGACCAAGCAAAAACTACCGCAGACCAAGCGTTGTCCACTGCCAACAGCAAGATTGCTGCGGTAACCACGGGAACGACTGTTGACGGTACAAACATCTATACCTGTCTGTCCGGAAACGGTACTTCTGGAAGCCCGCTCAGGGTTGTTGGGGCCCAGCCACTAGGTACTGCTGGTGGCGTCCTCAACGGAACATATCCAAACCCAGGTCTTGTTGACAAGGCCGTCGGGTTTGCCAAGATCCAAGACGTCGGGGCAGGGACCATTGTGGTTGGCCCGACGACCGGGACAGCGGCTGGTCCTATGACAACCGTTACCGTCGGGTCCGGCTTGTCCATCACCGGCGGTTCGCTTGTAAACAGCAATCAGCCAGACGCGAAGCTCGGAACAGCCAACACCTGGACAGCAACAAACACATTCAACGGCAACGTGTCGTTCGGGTCAACCTCGGCAGTTACCGTCAACAACACGTTTGCTGCCAACGGCAACACCACGCTTGGTGATGCTTCGACTGATGCTGTTACTGTAAACGGAAAACTACAGATTACCTCTGGCACTCCTGGTTCCGGGAAGGTGCTTACCAGCGATGCCTCTGGAAATGCAACGTGGTCTGCGGTCACTACGTCCTTTACTCCGTCAATCACTGACGTTGGCACTACCCACTGTGTCTTGATCTCAAAGGCGTTCAACAACACTACTGCGCCGACTGTTACAGCGCAGACCGGAACAGTATTTTCCGGGGTAGCTGCAAGTGGAATAAACATCAAATCCAGCGTTGGTACGTGGGTTGGAATGGTGTTCTATACCTCAAACTCAGGAAACATCTCCCCGGCTCCAGACTTCTTTACAGGAGTGACGGTAAACACTTCTGGATGCTCGCCTAACGTACCGGGAACGGGAGGCTGGGGAACTGGTTACACCGTCACGGCGCAATACATCCTTACCAGGGTCTCTTGATATGTCCACTCCATCCCACGACGAATTGTTCCTCGCCATCGGTCGCCTCGAAGGCAAGGTGGACAGTCTCCTGGCAATCCAGAGCGTCCAGCAGGAAGAGATCCGAAACATCGACTCGCGTCTTCGTCAGCTCGAAAACGCAAAGGCCGTGATTCTTGGCGGTGCTGGCATCGTGTCGGTCGCCGTGACTGTCTTCATCAACCTCCTACACAAGTAACCCATGCCTACCCCTCAAACGATCACTCTTCTTGCTGATACCGCAATGTCGTCGGCGATCACCGGCACATCGCTTCGTTACGATCCTCTTGTCTCATCCGTTGGATGCGTTTTCATCAAGATGAAGCAGGTCTCTGCTTCTCCGACTCCTGCTGTTATCGACGCAGCCATTCAGATTCAGGGAAGCATGGATGGGTCTGATTGGGTGACTTTGTTTGCATCCAATGCCACCAGTCTGTCTAAGCCGCTCAGTGCATCATTGGATGTTGGCGGAGGCGCGTCCGGCTACCGCTCTCAGGCTCAGGTCATCCAGGCAATGCCGTGGATGCGTGTGGTTACCGCAAACGGAATCACAAACGGATCCAACGTCAATCTTTCGGTTGTCATGCAGAACGGCTGAATGATGTCAACAAAAAAGCACCTCAATGAGCTTCACGGCATTCTTGTCCAAGAGCTCATCAAGAGAGTGCTGTCTGGAGAGGCGACACCGGCTGACCTCAATGTTGCCAGGCAGCTTCTCCGCGACAATCAGATCGACTGCGCCGCAGTGGAGGGCGCACCGATCCTGAAGCTGGCGGAGAACCTTCCGTTCTCTGATGAGGAAGAGGCTGCGTGAGCAAGAAGAAGGATCCGACTCAGGACTTCCGCAACGTCCTGTTTCTGATCTGGAAGCACCTGAACCTCCCCGATCCGACGCCGCTTCAGTACGACATCGCCACGTTCCTTGACAACGGACCAAAGCGGTGCGTCATTCAGGCGTTTCGCGGAGTCGGGAAAAGCTGGATCACTTCGGCATACGTCTTGCACGTGCTGCGAAAGAACCCGGACACAAACATCCTTGTTGTGTCCGCCAGCAAGAGTCGAGCGGACGACTTCACCACCTTCACGAAGCGTCTGATCGAAGAGATGCCGTTGTTTCAGCACCTGAAGCCGCGGGAAGGGCAGCGAGATTCCAAGATCGCTTTTGACGTAGGACCAGCCAAGGCCAGCCACGCCCCAAGCGTCAAGAGCGTGGGCATCACGGGACAGCTCACGGGAAGCCGAGCAGACCTCATCGTCCTGGATGACGTCGAGGTACCGAACAACTCAGACACGCAGATGATGCGTGACAAACTCTCTGAGTCGATCAAGGAAGCAGACGCCATTCTGAAGCCTGACGGTCGAATCGTCTTCCTCGGTACCCCGCAGTGCGAGGATTCGATCTACAAACTCCTGGAAGACCGCGGGTACCAGACCAGGATCTGGCCCGCTGAATACCCGAACTCCCAGATGTTCGAGCAGTACGGGAAGAAGCTTGCACCGTACATCGCCGATGCCTGGGACTCGTCTCGGGTAGGTGAACCGACGGAACCAACGCGGTTCTCCCTGATGGATCTAGCCGAGCGTCGGCTGTCTTATGGAAACTCCGGCTACTCCCTCCAGTTCATGCTCAACACCTCGTTGAGCGACCAGGAGAGATACCCGCTGAAGCTGTCAGACCTCGTCG